ACTCACCGTGTACTCGAATTTCTTCAGGCCGGATGCGTCAGCCTTGGCCGGAACAAAACCGAACTTCTCGACTGCCTCAGCGTAGCTGTAGCACAGCTGCGGCTTGTTGACATTCGTCGGATCGGCCATGTTCACCGGTGCCGTGCCGACGATCATCGGAATGCCGGCAGAGACGCGCACTGGCGGGAGAATGGAAGTGGGTACTTCCGAGATTTTCACACCATGGTTGTAAGCCATCTTATTTCCTCATTTTGAGAATGTTGTTTGCAAAAACGTTCAGGACGGTGCCGCGGGTGCGCACGTCTTCGCGAGCCTTCTGAAGCCCCTCGATCGGAACGATGAGCTTCGGGATGTCCGGGTAGCGCTTCACCAGCTCGCCGACATGGCCCGGAAGATTCGAGCCGCGGAACAACGTCCCGGACACAAGTCCCTGAAGGCTGGGACCGATATAGATTCGGATCATCCGAAAACCTCCTCGCCAAGCGTTTCAGTGATTACCGGGGAGTGCCACTCCCAGGATGTCGTCATGTCGACCTGCCAGTACGGAAACCTGTCGGCGTCGTGCACGATCCAGCTGACAGGAAGGCTCAGCACATACCGTCGGTCGAGCACCCTGTTCGGCAAAGTCATCAGTGCACGGCGGATCCTGTGCACGATGTTCAGGCAATCCTCGTATCCGTTCATGGGACGGGTGATGTCGCCCAGGTGATCCTTGCCCTCGTTCCGGCAGACAACGATCAGCTCAACCTTGCCGGTTGTCATCTCCTCTTCTGCAGAAACGCTTTTCGGCCTGATAAGGACGAAAGGCGAAGGATCCTCTCCGGATCGATCCAGGTATCCGTCAACAACGGTCAGGGGCCGCATAACGCCCTTTTCATCGGGCATTTGCACACCCTCGGTCGCTTCGGCAACGAACTTGCGCAAAGCGCGGCAAAGCATGATCTCGTTCACTTCTTCACCTCGAGCAGATGTTCGACCTCGTGGTCAAGGCGTTTTTCAAAGGTCTCGCGCATCAGATCGGAGACCTCCGAGGACCTTTCGCCAAGCATCGACGGCACGGACTGGCCGAAGCGCTTGGAGATCGGCTCGCCCTTGCGCCTTTTGCCCACGGAGTCGACATAAACGCGGGAGCGCGGCTCGTTCGCTTCACGAATGAAGATGTGGCCGCGCCATTTGAAGCCCGTCTTGAGCTTGAGTGTCTGGCCGCGGCGAGCCTGGACGCGCACCTGCTTTCTCTCACTGCCGGTCGTGCTGTCCGCACGCGGCGTGTGGATGAAGTCGCGCAGAGGAAGGCCAGCCCCCTTGGACTCGAGCTCGCCGGAGAGCTTCCCCGGGTTCGCACGCTGCAGGGAAAAGGAGTCCTTCACCGTGCCGGCCTTGATGCCGAACTTCTCGCTCACGATTCGCCCGGATCTCGTGCGCCCCGTCTCCAGGGCGCGGTTGATGGCTCTCGAAGCGGCTTTCTCGACCCCCTTTGGGATGCCCTGCAGCTGCTGCCTGGCACGCTCAAGAGCGCCGTTCGTTTCGACTGTCAGCTTCATGATCCGTGCTCGTTTTCCGAAAGTTCGATGACAAGCATCCCCATCTCGAGCGATGTTCTCTGCACGATATGAAGGGATCCGTCAATGCGAAGGATCTCGCCGATTGCAGGACGCGGAATGTCGCCCTGCCGCAGGTAGACCCGAATGGAACCTTCGGCAACGCCCTCGGAAAACCGCGCGACAACGACCGAGGCGATGTCGCTCGTCTCGTTCTTGTCGATCACGCACCGGACGCGCCGGGCCATGCCGGCACGGGGCCCGATGTCGTGCCATTCGGCGAACTCATCCAGGTTTAGGAAGACGTCACAGACATCCTCGCAGAACATGTCTTTGATGGGCATAACTCACCCCGGAACAGGGCGGTTGCCCGCCCCTTTGTGATTAGATCTGGCCGATCACGAAGGACTCAGGATGACGCACGGCGACATCGAGAGACTGCAGAGCACGGATCTCAACGCCACCGTTGTCATAGGCAGCAGCCGAGTACGGATTCGGCAGGATCTCGACAACGCCCCACTCGCCAATGACGAGGTCGGACCAGTTGCCGAAGAAGATGTGCGAATTGGTAGCCGACTGGCCGACAACGCGGGTCTGGTTTGCGCGGGCAACGGGGTAGCCGTTGACTTCGCCAGGCGTCAGGTTGCGGACGGCCTCGGTGATGGGCTTCCAGATGTAGTTGTCATCCTTGTCCTTGAGCTTCTTGAGAGCGCCGATCACGGTAGCGTCAGTCACATAGGCCATGCGGTCTGCGTCAGCGTTTGCGGCAGCCACCTGAGTTTCCATGTCGATCAGCGCATCAAAGTCGAGGCTGGAGATGGCGGTCGGCGTAACGAAGCCGGAAATGCCGGTCGGCTCGCCGTTCTGGCCGGAGCCGAAGAAGGCTGCCTGGTCAACGCCGAGTGCGATCGTGCGAATCAGCTCGGAGCGCACAAACGTTTCGATGTCAAGCGAAGCCTGGATGAGCATGTTGCGCGAAATGAAGGACTTCGCGGCAATCGTCTTCATCTTCAGCGGAACCTTGTCGAAGGTCGCATTGGATCCAGTCACCGTTCCGGTCTCAGAGATCCACTGGGCGGCGGAAACGCCGTTCTGGCGCGGAATCTCAACATTGCCGCGCAGGCCGGTCAGCATGGTTGCGCCAAGGCGCGTCACGACAGCTCGGTTGCGCAGGGCCTCGATGAAGGAACTGGCGAGCAGATCCGTCGGCACGAGGTTGCCGCCGTTGGCAGGAGTGCCGACGACATAGTCGCGCTGGGCCATTGCCGGGATGTTCGTCGGCATGAAGAAGCCGTTCGTGTCGCGGTCGAGCTGGCGGCTGAACTCCTGGGACACTTCGCGCTCAAAGCCGGCGTCCTTCCAGTTGCCGGACAGGGCGGCATTCAGAGCGCGGACAATGCTGTAGCCGCGACGCTCGGAGACGGACAGGTCAAGGCCAATGCCGCGCTGCGGATTGCCGGCGGGCTTCTGCTGGTGCTTGCGCATTTCGGCCATCACGGCGGCGCGAGCGGACTCAACGGTCGAGCCCTTGTTGATCAGGTCGTTGCGGAGGTTGTCGTCGATGCCGAAATCGCGACACATCGTCTCAATTTCGATCACGCGGGAGCGCTCGGCGGCGCGAACCTGATCTTCGTTCATCGTTTCGGCAGGAACAACGGGCTGAGCCGGGACCTGACCTTCAGTCTTCTTGGTGGTATCCATAGTGCCCTCCTTGGGCTGGTTGTTGGCAAAACTCCTGTAAACGCCCACTGATTCGTCTGCAGGCACTGAGACAAGGGAGACTTCGAGAAGCTCCCAATCCGTTGCCCGGACCTGATCGCTGTCCGGGACTTCGATGTACTCAAAAACTTGATAACCGATGCTCACGTTCACAAGAACATGGTCACGCACCAGGTCGAGAGCCTTGCGGCCCTCTTCGGTGTCAGCAAAGCGCACGGTCGCATAGGTTCTGCTTCCGTCCTGGTCAATGCTTTCGACAACGCCGATAATGCGGTCGCGATCGTGGTTGAAGAGAAGCGGCATTGACTTCTGCCGCTCCCCCACTCGCATCGCCCCCGGCTGATGGCTCAGAATCTCTTCACCGAACCAAGAGCGGCACGGCTTGTCAGAGCAAACAGGAAAGCGCATCGAGCGCTCCTGCTCATTGATGCTCTGATCGTCTCGAGCCGAAAGGTTCCGGTAGAGCGTCTCGCCTTTCTGAGGCTTGTTCATCCTTCCCTCCAAATAAAAACCGGCTATTCGCCGGTCTGTTTTGCTTCGCCCTGATTGGGCTGAGGATCTGACGGAACGGGCTGCCCGCCCCCTCCAGTCGCAAACTTCAAGCCAAGCTCCTCAGCTCCGTCCTGATCTGCCCGGATATCGCGGTCCACCTCCTCCCGATCCTGCCCATTGCCGATGGCGGAGATGACTGAACTGCGGCTCATGAAGCCGCACGAAACGGCCTCGCGATATGCAGCCACTTCCTTGGACGGATCGATCCAGCTCCAGCCACGCGGCTTAAAGCGAACCGCCTGGAACCGGGCCTTGTCATTCCAGTACCCAGGCAACTTCAGAACCCCGCTCAGAACAGCGGCATCAAGCCACTCTCGATAGATGCGCGAGAGGAAGTTGCTGATCAGCCAGCCCTGAAGCATCCGCCACAGATCCCGGTCATCCAGGAGCGCAAGGCGAGACGAGCTGTAATTGCTCTGGCTGTAGTCGCGGCTCAGCGTTTCGTAGGAGACGCCAACACCGGCGGCAACCTCGCGCAACATGTAGCGCATGAACGCATCGAGATTCGCGTTCGGTCTCGCTGGAGAGAAGCCCGAAAAAGTCTCCCCCGGGAGCAGGCGGCGGAACGTGCCAGGTTCAGATTTGACGAAATCCGGGCGCGGCTTTTCCGGATCGAATCCATTGGGGTTCGCAAAATCCGGGTTCTGCTGCACGAAGCCGACGATGTTCGCCGCGGCTCTCGCCGCCACAATTTCGCTTTTCGTGTATTCGCCAATGTCGCGCAAGCGGCGCAACACCATGTGCATCCACGGAGTGCCTCGCGTCTGCGGCCATCGTTCAACCAGATAAAGGTGCTCGATCTGCGCAGCATCGATGCGCACCGTCTGGTCAACAACCGTATTGCGCACGAAGCTGTAGTCCCCAGGATGCGTCGTTCGCATCCAGTAGGCCACCGGCCTATGCCACTCGTTGACCTCAATGCCGAGACGAACAGCCGTCCCCTGATTGGTCAGAAAGGAGCCTGTCTGATCGAGCAGTAGATCTGGCTCAATCACCTCGAGCGCAAAAGGGATCTTCCCTTTGCCGAAAGCCTGAGGCACCTTGCGCACGATTGCCTCGCCGTCCCGGAACACGGATCCGATCACGAGGCGAAGGATGTCGCTCATGGACATCAGGCCGGCGGTGTGGCAAGTATCGCGCTCGCACCATGCCGCCCATGCCGCCTCAATCCTGTCGTTGGCATCCTTGTCCGGTTCGCCATTCGGCTTGAGCACAAGCGCCTGACACCCGATGCCGGTGCCGACGACATTGTTCTCAATGATGCGCTGCAGATTTTTCGCGTGAGGATTGTCACGGATCATCTGGCGGGACCGGTTGCGCAGAGTTGCCAGGTCGCTGAACAGCTCCGAATCTTCCGACGCAGCTGACGCCATCCAGTCGCTTGAGAGCCGTCCGCGCCTTGCGGCGTCATACGACCGTTTCAAGTAACTGGCGGCCAATCGTTCAAGAATCTTCATCAGACAAACTCCACCAATGCCTTGCGCGGATCCTTGCCGCTCATGGCGCACTGTTCCAAATAGACCTGATTGCGCCAATAGTTGACAAGATCAATGATCTCCTGGGCGCTGCTGAACGTCAGTTGCCGGGAGCCGATCGTGTACGACCGGACGCGGCCGCCGGACTGCGTGTACTTCTCCAGGGCGGCCTCGGCAAGCGAAAGCATGCGCTGAGCCAGCGTTCTGTTGTCGAACCTCTCATGATCGAGCGCTGGGCAAATGTCGACCGCAAAAATCACAGCCGACCGCCTGTAGCCCAGATCCTCGTTCGTTGCCCTGAGCACCAAGTGGGCCATCCCTTCGGGAAGCTCCTCGGAGACGCTGGGGCTCAGCGTAACTTCCAGCACGCCATTCGCGTTCGTGCTGTCAAGCGACACCAGAGCCCCGGCACTCGTCCGAAGAAACGCCTCGACCGTCAGGTCCCTGGGGGCGTCTCTATATGGCGCGATCGCGCACAGCTTGATGCTCCAGGACTTGCTGTCGCCAGCAATGACTGTTTCTACCATTCGTCAACTCGCTGAGAGAACGGCGCGAAGAAATCGTCTTGGCGCTGTTCGGTTTTTTGTTCAGTAACAACCGGCTTTTCCGCCTCGGGCTGAGCTGTCTGAAGCAGGTCCATCTGAACCTGCCTGCTCTTTTCGAGCGCCCAGCGATCAGCAGTCCAGAGGTGCGTCTTCAGCGACCTTGCCGCATGAAGCGCGTACACCTCGCAGTCGAGCGCTTCGTTGCGCACTCCGGACTTCTTCTGCCAGACGCGCTTGCGCGTGTGGCTGCTCGGCGCCTTGACCTCACTCGTGATCTGCTCCCAATAGTCAGGACGCACGGACTTGTACCAGTGCATCCGGCCGGGGCCGTTGCCCTCGAGCTTGATGCGCCCGGCTCCGGCATCGACACCAAGAAGCAGATCCTTGGCTCGGCTGACACCGACGATGAATGGACGCAGGCCGTACTTGAGAGCTTTCTGCCGACCGTTCAGATCCACGGAAATCTTCGGTGTTGTGAAGATCTCCTTGCTGTCATCAGTAACAGACGATCCCTTGATCGCCATGAAGCCGCGCCCCATGCGCTTTCGCACGAAGCTGTAGACCGCATCATTCGTCTGGCCGTCAGACGAGTCGATCGAGACTGCGCGGACAAAGACAGTTGAGCCGTTTGCGGTCTTAAATCCTCGCTTGAGCAGAGCGTCCAGATCAGGCCACGCCCCTTTCTCGGGGATCATCGTCTGTCCGTGGAGCTCTCCCCAATAGACAAGCCAGCTCTCTTCGCCCGGGCCCCAGGCGCGGATCACCACCGCGAGACGGTCGTGCTGAACGTCCACGCCGGCAGTCAGCACGCAGCCAACAACCGGCACCGTGAATTCGTCGTAGTCTTCGGCTCTGGCGGCAAGATCGGTTGCCTCAGGCAGGCCGCTCAGGAATTCATACGGAAGGCCGAGCTGGTTGTTCACGAACGAGCGCATGTCTGCGTCCTCGCCCTGATCCATCTTGTGCTTGGCCGTCAGATACTTGGCCAGCAAGTTGCGAAGCGTGGATCCAGGGAAAGGCGAGTACAGCTCGTTGATGTAGAAACCCGCCGTGCCGAGGAACTCAGCAGTCGGACGCCAGACGCCCTTGCGGACAGCTCGATTTTTCTTTGCGTCATCCCATATCGCCCCGCAATGGGGGCAGACATAGACCGCCGAATCGAGCCGCGCCTTGCCGAACACCTCGTGGTTTTGAGCCTGATCCTCTTGCCATCGAACGTTATCCCACGACAGGACCTGCTCTTCCCCGCAGTCCGGACACGGAACGAAGAACTTGCGCTTGTCGGACTCCTTGTAGGCGGCCTCTACCGCTGAGAGTCCGGCGATCGTCGGTGTGCCCCCGAAGATCACCTTGCGCTTCGGGAAAGTCTTCGTTCGTTCGATCAGCAGCGTGATCGTGTTGCCCTGCTCCTTGACGTTGTCATTGCAGTCATCCGGTTCCTCCACACAGACGACTGGAGCAGGCGTTGACTTCACGCTCGAGGGGCTGTTCGAGCCCACGAGTTTCAGGAAACCGCCGGGGAAACCTTTGAAATTCCAGCGGTTGTCCTTGTCGCGCCGGCTCTTTACCGGCACTTTGTCGGCAAGGCGCGGCGTCGCCTCGATCATCGGGACCAGCTTTTCTTCGTTGAACTCCTTGGCTGCGCCTTCCTTGGCGAACATGACAATCATCGGCACAGGATCAATATCCATGCGCTTGCCAAGGTAGTTCAGAAGAACGCCGTCGGTCCATGCCACCTGGGCGGACTTTTGAGCCACGACCTTGACGACCTTCGGGTCATCAAGCGCTGCGTGGATTCCATGCACCCAGGGCGTAATTGATGCGCTGTAGCGGCCAGGCATTGCCGTGGCCTTTGCGCTCATGCCTCGATAGGCTTCAGCCCACTCCGTAGTCCCCAACTGGACCGGGGGCTGCAGGATCACTGCGAGTTTGCGCAGGATCGCTTCGATGCCCTTCGAGGTATCCAGAAAGGTGTTTAAGGGCATTGTTCGTGTGCTCGTTCAAGATGCTGACATCAATGTCAACGCCGTAGAGCGTGTCGAGCTCGGTCTTGAGCTTGTCGTCTCGCGACAGAAGCTCCTGGCGGAATGCGGCAAAGACGACATTCAACTCATCCCAAAGCTCGGCGACATTCACCAGCTCGCGCTTTTTCTCGGCCAACTGGAAGAGCTTGAGCTCTCGATCAACGCGCTCGGTCATGACCCGCTCTCTGTTCAGGTCATACGTTCCGTCAAGACTCGCGTAGCCGGATGCCGTAGCACGCAGCCGATCGATGTATGCCAGCCGGATTTCGTCGAGGGTTTTGCTCTGCCAGTCATCAATCCCGAGGGTCTTGAGTTGCTTTGCGACCGCCGGCTGGCTGATGCCAAGATGATCGGCAATCTCTTTCTGCGTAAGCATTGATATCTCAGGGTTTTATAACCCCCTTAGGGGGCTGGAGTGTAGAAAAATTCCGGGGGTTTCCCCACCGCACGGCTCAGGGCTCAGGAAGTACCTTTTGCCGCCGGCCGCAAAGAATAAAAAAGGGCCGTAATCACGACCCTGTATTGTCTCGCTCAAGAACTGCAAGCAACTATTGAATCAATCCTGCAGCACGGAGCAAAGCTTGATTGTGCTCATACGCTTTCCTGTACAAGGAATTGATACTCGTCACTTCAAAATAAACTCCATCAACTGTCCCGAAGTAATAGTCGCCATTCGCGTTCTCCTTCAGCCCACTATGCCGACACTGTTTTTTCAACTTGTCTGTGAACTGGGCGATCACGTAACAAAAGATCGGCATCCTACCCGCATTCGATATTTCCGTTCCATCCGTCGCAGAGACCCTACCCGCCCGGAGTTCATCAACATAATCCAAAACTTGCGAGACTGGATTGCTTTCCTCGTTGTAGTCATTGCGCCCTGGCCGCTTGAACTCAATAATCGAAAGCTCCCCCGGACGCTCCGAGTCTCCTTGCCCATAGAGCCGCAACGCCATGATGTCCGGCCTGTCAATGCTCTGGGAGTCCGTTATCGGCATCGATTTAAGTGACTTATCTGAGGCCAGATAATGCGAAAAGGCCAACCGATCATCCAATAGCCACAAGTTATGCCGCGACATACCATCTGAGGTCAAACTATCTTGCCTCATTGGAAATACCAACGAATGAACTGCCTTCTCCCGCTGATAATTCCCATCATCCCTGAGCTGCATTGCTTTTTTGAGCATGTCCAGGTAGAACTTCCGATGAGCCGCGAATTTGGCTAGATCATGCGCATGGATTGGCTCAATATCGGCTGTGATCCTATCGATCATCTCCTCAGGATTCTCTTCAGCCCAATCGCAAGTGACAAGCTTTTCAATCCGCTTGTTTTGCTCTCTTTCGTATTCATAGAACTTTTTGTGAACCTCGAAATAAAGATCTTCATCTTTTGCGCTCTGGCTCACGAAAAGCTCTTGCCGATGTTCATTGAG